AGGCTGGCTCGCCTCGGAGTCCTCGGCGTTCGGCTTTTCGCTTGGCTTTGTTGAGATTGGCTTCTGCTTCGGCATCGTTCCTCCCGATCCCGTACTCGAACGAAATCCCAGTGAAGACGAACGTCTGTCCGGTCTCGGGATTTCGGAATTCTACCTCGATGGACCCGACCAGCTCTTTGAGGTCCTGGAGGAATTTTTCGAGAGCCTTCGGGTCATCTCCGTGGAGAGCATATTCATCCCCGGAGATGTGCGCCATGTCAAACTCGGCGGCTCCGAGTTCGCGCGCATATTCCCCGAACTTCTGGAGGAGTATGTCACCTAGGGCGTTGGACCCGAAGTTGTTGGCGAGGCGGAGGAAGTTCAGGTCCAAGACGACCCGGTACTTCTTCGGCGGGAGCTTGTGGTAACCCATCCCCGAAAGAAGCCCGGTGGTCGGCTCGATATAGGCTTGCTCAAACTGCTCCTGGGGCGTGAGGCTGTCGTAATACGCCCGCAGGGACTCGGGGATGGGGAGAGGCTGGGCCTCGGGCACCGAGCGCATAGCGCTTACGAACGCCCGCCGGTCGATGCGGGGTAGTTGCCCACGTGGTGGCAGCACCCCTTCTCCCACGAGCCGTTCCTTGAGCTGGGCATGGGCTTCTGCCGCTTCCTGGAGGGTCGAGCCGATGGCGCCCGTGGGCTCTAGGCCGCGAAGCTCGGGGATGGAGGCCAGCTCGGAGAGGATGGCGTCGAGTGTGGCCGGGCTGTCCAACCGAAGAACGAAGTCCCCGCCCACCTTCGCCGCCGTGGGGTCGTACTGACGCAGGACCTCGGCCACACGGCGGAAGTAGGCGTTCGCCACGTCGTGGCCGAAGGTGTCGTTGACTCCCTTGAGCGCCCGGAGGCTGATGTGGGCGACGTAGGGGCGGACTGGGTCCTCGGGGAGGAGGGCGAAGGCCCGGGCGTTGAGAAGCCCCGTGTTCGTGTCGGTGAAGAACTCCCCGAGGCGCTGCTCGGGGGTAAGATCAGCCCACCGCGCGGAGAGGAACTTGGACGCTTCTGGCGCGTCTTCGGGCACGGTGTCGTAGAGTTGGTCGCCCTCGCGGATCCAACTAGCATACGCACCGAACAGCTCGTCCGCAGGTAGTCCCTGGCGCTCGGAAAGGGTGCGGATGAGCGCCCGTGTGACGAGGACGCGGCGGGAAGCGTCGTGCGGGGACGCTTGGTCGCTCTCCACGAGGCGCCGGTACACGGTGTCGGCAAACAACCGCTCGGCGTCGGAGACCTGGATACGGGGCGCCTCGGGCTCGTCCTCTCGGGGCTTGGTGACCTCTCTCTCCTGGTCTGCCTCCTCCAGGGCCCGGGCCCGCTCTTCGGCCTCCAGGAGCTCCACGAGGCGAGTAAGTTCTTCGTCTAGCGCCTCCCGCTCCGCCTTCGAGAGGCCATCCTCGACGGTGAGGTGGCGAGCGAGACCCGCGTCGTACTCGGAGTTCTTCTGGACGAACTCCATGAGCCGCTCCAACGGGATCTCGATGGGTGCCCCGGTCGCTTCGGCCTCCATGAGCTGACCGTCTACGTCCGGATTCCCGGTGAGCTGCTCAATGACGGCGGGCAGACCTTCGCCGAAGATCTCCCGGGCGGCGTCGATGGAGAGGTAGAATTTCTCAATGGAGATGCCGCGCTCGGCGGCCGCCTGGGCGAGAAGCTGCGCTACTGCGCCAGGATCGGCGTGGGCGGTAGCGGACTGCCGGGCGGTCTCGAGGACCTGCGCCAAGGCAGCGTCGCCAGCCTCGCCCCGGCGGATCTCGGCGAAGGCTTCCGCGAGCCTAGTGTCGAGGAGCGCCCAGTGCGCTTGGGACTGGGCTCGAAGGCCACGGCCCACACCGACGGCCGCCACGGACCCGCCGCCGAAGGCGCCCCAGAAGAAATTAGGGAACGAGTCTTCGAGGATGTCGAGGGAGAGCCCCGCGCCGACGTTGAGCGAGAGGCGGGACGCGACGCCGACGAGCGTCTCCTGGGCGCCCTCCTCGGCAGCGCCTATTGCGAGCCGAGTGGCGCTCTGGCGGAACAACCCCTTTCCCGCTACGAAGTGCATGGGGCGGAAGAGGTAGTTCAAAGCCGCGTCGCCGACGAAGGCGATGGGTCCCACGGTCATAAGCGCGGTCTCTCGGGCCGCACGCTTCGTTTCTGCAAGCGCTTCCTCGCGGGTGGCGCCGGCATCGATGCGGCGTCGGTAGACCTCGGACTCCTGGTAGAGCACGCCCTGCTCGTCTAGCAGGTCGATGATCTGCTCAGCCTCCTGGATCGCTCCACCGACCTCAGAGAGCGCGCCGAAAGCACCGCCGGTCAACACGCCGCCGAGCGGGCCCGTGACGAGGCCGCCGAGCTTGCCCGCGGCAAGCATCGGACCCAGTGACCCGAACACGGACGAGGCCTGCATGAGGAACCCGCGGAAGCTAGGGTCGTCGCCCAGCTTCCAGGTCGAGGGTTCGAGGAGGTTGCCCTGGAAACGGGACCGCTCCTCGGCGATGATCGACTCGACCGACCGACCCTCGTGGGCGAACTCGCCTAGCTCCATTAAGTACGAGGAGACGGGTTTGAAGAGCCGCACGTCCCGGCCTTTGCCCTTGTGCGGCACGAACATCGAAGAGAGCGAGTCGTACCCCTCGACCGCCGCGCTCAGGGTCTTGTAGACCGAACCGAGGAACGAAAGCCCCATGTCTAAGGCCAGGCGGAGTTTCCTGCCGGCGTAGCGGAGCGGGTCATCGAAGAGCCCCACCGGCTTGAGCTGGGGGTTGCCCGAGAGTAGGGACGCGACCTCTGGCGCCTCTTTCTCCAGGCGCACCGGGTCGTACTCGTATGCCGCCAGGACTGCCTGGATGGTCTCGAAGTGGTCTGCGATGGCCGCCGGATCGGCACCTGTTACACGAGCGGCGTTAAGAATCGCGGCTTCGCGCTGCTGGCCGGTGAGCTTCACAGGAGGGAAGAGGACCTGGTACTCGTACTTCTTCTGAGCAATATCCCTCTCGCGGAGAAGGCGCGCCTTCTCCTCGTCGATGGTTTCAGCAAACGTCTGCTTCGGGTGGAGGAGGTCGTAGAGCTTGGGGTAGTTTTTCTTGAACTCTTCGATGTTCCGATTCGAGTTGAACCACGCATTCTGCACCAGGGGGAAGACGCGAAACAGCTCCTCAACCTCNTCGGTCCCGAGCCACTCCGCCAGCGCCATCGCCGCCTGGGCCCGCTGTGGGTCGGGGACGACGAGACTCATCCCCGCCGCCTCCGACTCCACGAGGTACTCCAAGGGTAAGGCGGCGTCGCCCACCAACTGATTTAGGACGTCGGCGAGCCTCTGATCCGTCTCCTGCGCCCGGCGCTTGGCTTCGACGCGAGCGCGGACCTCTGCAAGCGCCTCCTCTTCCTGGGCGCGCTTCGCCTCGACGCGAGCACGGACCTCGGCAAGCGCTGCCTCTTCGCGCTCCTCACGTTGGCGATTCGCAACGTCCTTGTCACGCTGCGGAAAGCCGACGCCGATAAACCCCGGATCAATTGGCACGGCGCTTCTCCTCTTCGTCAAGCTGCATCAGAATCTGAATGGCCTCTTCGAGATCTTCCTGATCCACCGGATCGTTCGGTCCCACGCCGAGGCGCCTACGCGCCCGTGCCTCATACGGATTCATCCCAGACCACGGATCCGTCGCCGTGGCGGGGGCAGCAGGGATGTCTTCTTCCACTTCGCCGTCGCGGTTGTAAACGCGGATGGCTACGCCGGGAGGTGGAGCACCTTCGATCCACTGGTTGGTCGTGGGGTCGTAGTAGCTGATGATTTTGTCGCCACGCATGAGCGCTTCGACGTATGGCTTCTNCGAGGTGAAAATGAACCCCTTCGTCTTCACCTGGGTCTCGGCGAGTTTGATGATACGGTTGACGTCTTCCGACGTGAGCGGCTTACCGGCCGCCGCAAGCGCCTGCTCATAGAGCGACCACATCGCAGCCGTGAACTCACGCCGCTCGTCGGCGTTGACAAAGTTGCCAGCGCGCGACCTCACCGCGCTGCGGAACATCTCCATGGCGAGGCGGTGATCGTTCTGCGTCCACCACCGCTTGAACTTTTCGAGGGACTCGAACATCTCTTTGTGGAGGTGGCCCGGGATGCGTAGTCCCCACTCCCGAGCGAGCGCGTCCACGCCATAGTTCTCCGACGCATACTTGAGCGGGTTGAGGAACATGTCTTCGCGTAGCTCATAGAGGAGACGGAAGTTCTCCGGGTCCTGAGCTGCTTGTCTCTGGCGACGGAGGGCGAGGGACTCGCTCGCGCGCGCCTCGCTTCTCCACCGGAGAGCCCACCTCTCCATTTCCGCTCTGACCTGGCTCCATTCCTCNCGGGCGTTCCGCGCAAGCCACTNCATCTCCGGGGAGTTCAATGTCTTAGTGATGCTGCTAGTGTCCCAGAACGTCTTGATGGCGGATGCCGCGTACTTATCCACCACACCCTTTCGAGCGGCTTCGCGGAGGGGCTTAAACTCGTTTGCGAGTTTCCGAACCAAGCTCCGCACTTTCGGGTCCTCGATGGAGTTGATCAATTCAGCGAGCTTTCCCTCATCTACCCACCTAGCGTCTTCGTCGGAAGAATCCCTAGTGGCGAGGGTGAGGAGGTTCTCGTAAGTGCTCTCCGCTACGATGATCAAGCGCTCCTTATCGATGCGATCCTGAAGCTGGCGGTACACGTCCGGCGAAAGAAAATCCTTCGCCTTCTCCAAGTGTTCCCGGGCCTGGTCAAACAAGGTAATGTCGAATCTTTCACGAGCGGCCGCGAGTTGACCGTTGATCGACGCAAGGTGGGCGCGTCCACTGAGACGTTTGAAGTGGTGATCAATGGCCTCCTCTGGAGCCCCCTGCATGATAAGGTGGGAGCGGACCGCGCCAGGCACCTTCTCGCCGGTCTCCTGGTCTTCGATCCAGTTTAAAGACTGAATGAGGCTCTGCACAGCCTCGAACGTCGTAACCTTCGCTGCATCCTCCACCGCCTGCGTCTCGGCTACCGCGGCCGTCTGCGCAGCGGCCTTCTCCGCCTCCGACAGCGCGTAACCTCGGAACCGGATGGTGTCCTTGGTCACACGAGGTGCGAGCATCAACTCGTACTTCCGTCGCAGGTGAGCAGGCAGCTCGTAGATCTGGTTCTCCCGAAATTCTTGGAGTCGCCGCAGGCTCGCCTGGTACCCCTCGGCGTCGAGCGGAGCGTAGCCCCGAAGCTGCTGAAGCTTCTGAAACTCCCGTTCGCTTTCCGCCACGTACTGGTTGAACGCTTCCTGGAGGCGGATGGTTTCGAAATGCTGCTTGATCCTCTGCCCTTGCATGGCAAGCTGGGCAGCTCGCTGGAGGGCCTCCCCAACCAACGTCTCCGGGGCAATCTCCGGCTGGCCCTGGCTCGGCGTGGCGATGGGGCGAAGACGTTGCGTGCGACGATCGCGAATCGGAATCCGTGCCATCAGAGTGCCCCCGCAATCGCACTGGCACCATGGGAGAGGCCAGAGAGAATACCCATCGGGATCGCCCAATCACGCTGCCTACGGAGCGACCGCGCCTGCCGGAGCAGCACGTCCGACTGGTCGAGCAGCCCCATCGCCTCACGGATGGCGTTCTCCTCGACCGTGGCGGCGTCCAGCTCACCAAAGAAACGGGTCATAAACCCAGCCCCCGTGATGGCCGAAGACCCCTGGATGTCAAGCCCCGAGGCACCTGCGAGGAGTGTCTGCTGAGACAGGATGTTGGCGGTCTCCCGGCGCACCATACTGGCCTCGATGGAGCCACGGCGGAAGGCATCCATGGCTGCGATCTGGGCGAGCTGCGCCTCGGTCTTGCGAAGCTCCGCAGCCTCTCCAAGTTCCCGTCGCTGACCCACACCACCTAGGATTCCGCCAGCGATATTGAGACCCGCAGCAAGGAGAGCGAAAATCATGTCTCTCTCCGAAGCACGGCAAGGTAGAAAGGAACGTCGCCTACCATCACCTTACCATGTATCGAAAAACCCATCCACTTCAACCAACGTATCGCCCTAGTGTACCGTGAGTCAACTAGGTTCCACACTGTAGAGTACCGCTTCCGCAGGTACTCGGCAAACGCCCTGCTCCCGCGAAGGAACGTCTTCTTGTGTCTCCAAATGCCCTCACCGGTGAGGCACCACACGACGGCCTCGCCGCCGAGGAGACCCACCTCGCGAACACCCCACATGGCGATGGGCTCGCCGTCGGCGATCGCGGTGTAGGCGTAGGTGGCGCGGGCGAGCGACTCCTCCAAGGCCTGGGCAGGAGACCGACCATAGGCGTAGCACTCGGCCACATCCTCGGCGCGCATGGAGGAGGCGAGGGCGGGGATGTGTGACGGGTCCGCCCTTACGACGTTAACCACCAAGCTTCCCCTCCCGCGTNACCCCGAGGACGGTGAGCGGGAGCGGCAGAGGTTGGCGGAGAACGGCNCGCCCATGCTTGTTCCACGAGGAGGCGATGTAGACCTCGACGAGGCCGGTGCTGGGACNAGGNCCGTAAACATCGGNCACCGTGGTTTGGATCCACTCGGTGAGGTGGTCGAAGTCTTCGCCGGTGAGCAGGCCCCGAGAGCCCATGACCTCCCAGCCGACCTTAGACACGGTCTTAACCCGGAGCTTCTCCACGGGAACGTCCAGAAGCTCCAGCTCGCCGACGTAACGAAGCCCCACCGCAATCTCCACTTCCGACCCCGGCTCCTCGCCGGGCAGGGTGGGCAGAGTAAACGTCACACGGCCGTTCTCGACGCGGAACGGTCCTAAGACCACCTGGCTACCACCCACCACGCCAGCGACCACGTGCACCAACCGCCCATTGAGATGGTCGAGACCATGGAGGTTAGTGGTTCGGTCTAGATCCGGGAAGATATTCGAGAGGTAGGTCTTGTACCCGTCGAGCTGGTAGGACGAGTCCAGATACTCGATGTGATTCTGATAGAAGCCACCCACGCGCCGACGCACCACGGCGTACACCCGGTCCTCACCACCCACGCGCAGGGTGGCGAAGTCGAGGACACGGTCGAGCTGGGGGCCCTGGCGCCCCGTCTCGTGCTGAGCGAAGGCCATCACACCAGTGGCCGGGGTGTAGGTGAATGAGACGAACTTACCGTCTTCGAGCGCCACCCACACGGTCGCCGAGGGCTCGCGGGAGATCGTCCAGGCACGGATCCTTGATGAGTTGCCGTCCTGGCGGAAGAGATGCGCGGAGGGGATGGACACCTCATCCGTCTCGTACACCATGGAGCGCCCGTCATAGAACGCCCTGAAGATGCGCCGACGGTCTGACGAGACAAAGAATACATTGGACCCCAGCACAAGGGGCTGGATTGGCGCAGCTCCCACCTCGGCGTAAATCCTAGCCACGAGGTTCCCCGTGGCGATGGGACCGCCGTCCCCACCGTCTAGCGCCCACAGGTTCGTGTCGGTGAAGACCATGAGCTTGTGGTGGGAGACGAGCGCGACGATCTTCTCTAGCGTGTCGCCGCCGAGCACCGCCGTGAGGGCGTGGTGGGGCGCGGGGATCGGGTACAGGTCGAAGTTGTCGAAGGAATTGACCTGGGAGAACCAGATCTTGTCCGGCGCTTTCTCGGAAGCGGCGAGAACGAGTCGCTGGTCGTGTATTGCTCCGACCGTGGGGTTGTGCTGCACCGAGTCGTCGCCGATGACCGCCCCACGACGCCAGGTGAGGATGTCCCACAGCCCGCCGCGAATCTGCCGGGGCGGGACGGTGTAATCGGCGTCACTGAAGTGGTTGAACTCAATCTTGATGTAGTCGCCGCTCCGTGGGTCTTGCTTGGACTCTCCCACGAGACCCCAAACGCTACTGTGGTCGTCGAAATCCGACCCCTTCACCGCGCGGTAAATGCGGATAGAGTGGTGCTCATACCCCGGGGGTGTGGTATAGTCCGGGAATGGTGGGATGTAGATGTGCCGAATCGGGTACTTCTCCACGTCGATGTAGGTGATCCGGTTCCCTCTTCCTTGCCACGGATTTCCATTGGGCCACTTCAGGTTCCCGTTCTCATCCCGTGTCGCGCGGTGGTTGAGGTGATCCACACCCCACCCCTGGTGGACCACGTACTCGGGCTTGGTCTCGACGTAGGTTTGGCTCTCGACGTGGTAGAGGACGGTGGTGAAGGCGTAGATGTAGCCCTCCTTCGTCTCGGCCGCTTCCTCCTCCTCCCTGTTGATGAACCCCCACACCGGATTTAGCTTCGGGTGCGAGGAAAGCTGGGGGTCAGTGTGAAAAAGCGTGATCGACCACGTCAAGCCCGCGCCCCGGATCTCCCGAATCTGCATCCCAGGGCAGAAGACGAGCACCCCACGCCCGAGCTGCTGGAAGCGCAGCTTGGGCACGTCGTCTTTCGTGTACCTAGTTCTGAGCTCCGTGAAGGAAGGGCCGCCGTTTGGGTAAATGCGGACGAAGTTCGGGGAGAAGACGAGAAGGTACGACTCGTCCTCCGAGACGTTCAGCGCAAACAGCTTCACGTTCGGGTGGGAGTCACAGGTCGAGACGTACCGAAACCCCGGACGAAATACGGCGGCGCCGTGCTGGTCAATGACGAAGTTGTAGCAGCGGCGGAGCCCGTGGTCGTACTGAGGGAGGTCGGTGCGGCCCCACAGCGTGGGGGAGAGTTCACCCGCCGCGAAGCTCGTCTGCCGAAGCTCAGCCATCAGAACGCCCGTACGGTGAGGAAGACGCTCTCCGGCTCCTTATCGGGACGCTGCTCGCCCACCGCCTGGGCCTTCGCCCACTCAATGATCTGAAGAAAGCGGTTGTTGGCCCTGTTAGCGAAGCGGTTGGCGACATCGTCATCCTTGGCGAGGGAAATCGCCAAGTCGCCGGCGAGCTTCCATGCAAGCGCATCGACGAACAACGGGTGAAACAGCGTCGGGGACTCGACGCGCGCGGTGTAGATGATCTCCGCGTTCTCCTGATCGGTGAGGAGCACCCTCGCGTCACCCTCGTTCTCGACGCGGAAAGGCACCTTCTGGTCTTCCCTAAGGCCCCTACCGGCGAAGACCTCTTGCACAGTGATACAGTCCGAGGGCAGCGCGTAGGCGAAGGCGTAGCCGCCCCGGCCGCCGCCAGCGAGCGGCGCCAAGACGGCGCGCTTCGTGGCGAAGGGCCAGGGGGCCATGGAAAGGACGGTTTCGAGAGCGGTGGGGTAGAGGACACGGCACAGCCCTGCCTCCGTGCTCGCCTCCGCCAGGGAGGTGAGAACCTTACTCACCCCGGCCCGTGCCAGGGCGATGTTGCACAGCTCCACCGCAGTCGTTACCATCAGATCTTCCTGTCGGCCGCTCGACCACCCTTCCTCAGTACGACGCCTCCGACCTTCAAGGTCTCGTCTGCGCCCTCGGCGCCCTCAGCGATCTCGGCACCCTTGGCCTCGGGCACGTGGGGCCTCTTATCCTCCGCCCCGATGAGATTCCCATTCTCATCAACGTCTCCGACGAACGTCCAGCCTGGGGCTGGCTTCTGGGAGGCGGGGATGTCCACGAAGTCGCCTTCGCGGAGCAGATAACCAGAGGGACCGAAGTGGGGAATGCGACCGATTCTGTACCGCTTCTTCATGAATCCTCCAAAGCGGGCCGCCCCCGGACACGAGGGCGGCCCAGGTCATCACATGCTCGTCTGCCGGGAGGCGACGATACCAGCGTCGATCTTACCTTGGGTTGGAGAACCCACCACCACGTAGTTCAGCCCGAGGAACTGCTTGGTGGCGCCGATGGGGATCGACTCGATGGGGAACGTGTAGCCTGCCTTGAGCTGTGCCACCGGGATCGCAGGCGTGGTGGCCAGCGTCACAGGGTTTTCGGTCAGATCCTCGTTGTCGGCGGTGATGAGCTCCACCTGGACGGACGTGCCACCGACGAAGTCCTCGACCACCTGAATGTGGAGCTGGATCTTCTCCCCGCGCCCCAGGTCCCGGTAGTGAACCGGGATGGGGTTGTTCGACGTCACCGTCCGGTCACCGATGCGGAACTCGCCCGGCTTCACGAACTTGATGACGTTGGTAGACTTGGTCGTCCCGGTGATTGCCTGCCCGGTGGAGAACATGTTCTCGGCATCCATCAACATGGCTTTCTCCTTTAGACAAGAGGCGCCTCGGTGGCGGAAAGACCATCCGAGATTTCGATGGGGATGCCCATGAACCGCATCTTCGGGCGACCCTCCTCCTCACCCACCATAATCTGCGCCTTGGCGTAGTTTCTGGCCTGAAGCCACAAGTACGTCCAGACCTCTCGGTTGCAGTAGATCACGGGTCGCCCAGAGGTCGTATCCTGCAAACGAGCATAGCCACGGATCATGGCGGGGATCAGGGTATCGTCCTCCCCTGAGAGAGTGGAGAGGTCGATGTTCGCAACCCGCACGATGTAGCGGTAGTCCTCGACCGCAAAGCCCAGCTTCCACCGCCAGTCAATGACGTAGCTCGGAATCGGCTTACCGTGCTGGTCGGGGACGTCGATGAGCCCGCGGTTGTCGGCGACGATTCCGGCCTGCGAGCCCTTCGGGTAAATCCCGTAGACCGTGCGGTCCCCCCACACGATGAACCAGAGACTCGTGTTGTTGTTCCCACTGGGCGTCTNGGTGTGGAGGATNATCTGGCTCGCCACCTCCGAGTTCAGGTCGTTGAAACGAGGAGTGAGGCCGGTGAACTTGTGGGCACCGGTCGCCGTGGTCTCGTACCACAGCGCCACCTCGCAGCCCTGGGTGAACGCCTGAACGACGCCCTCCGACTCACGACGGAGTGCCTCGTTGACGCCATCCAGCTCGGCGAGGTCCTTGTCCACCGCCGTGCGGGCGGCGAGCATCCCGCACGTCTCGTCGAACTGGTCGTAGCGACCCTTCGACATGGTGAAACCCTCGTTGTACCGACGGAACTCGGCCGAGGGCAGCCCCGTGCGCGCCACGATGCGGTGTCCGTTTGTGAGGTTGCCCTCACGCCAGACCGCGTCCCGGATCGCCGGGGACTTCTTCGCCATCAGATCCACAACGTAGGGGACGATGCTCCCATCCGGCGCCTTGAGCTTAGCGTGGTCGGAGAGCGTGAGCATCCCCCTGGTATTCAGCGTTGCCATTTAGAATGGTCCCTCCTTCAAAGTGTTGTTCGGCATGGTCCTTTCCAACCATGCGTCGAACGGATCCTTGGATGCATCGGGAGAGTTCGGAGCCCCGTGCGACCCGGCAATGCTGTCCGGCGCGAGCGCCTGCCCGATCCGCATGAATGCGCGAACCAGTGGAGGACAGTTGGTGAGCCGAGCCTCCCGAAGGAAGTCAATGAGCTCCTGCCCACCGAACTGCTCCAACGCTCGGTTGGCGAGGTTCACGTTACGCTCGAACCTCGGCCCGCCGAACTCAGGGTCCTCACGGATCTCCTTCTCCCACCTTCTGTGAGTCTCCAACCACTCGGCCTGGAGCGCTGCTGCAACCTTCTTTTCCGCCTGGAGATATGCGTCCACGATCTTCTGCGCCTTTGCGCTGTCGAGGGCGATCTCCTTGGCGACGTTCTTGAAGGCTGCGACCAACTCCGGGTTTGCACCCTCAGGGAACTCGATTTTGAGTTCCTCCTGGGTGTCCGACGTGGTGTCGCCGACAGTGTCTACCGGCTTGTCGGCCGGCTTGTCGGCCGGCTTAGCTTCACCGTCACCGCCGAGAATTCCCGGCGGATTGTCGGTGCTCTGCGCCTGGGGTTGGGACGGCGTCAGCGCCTCCTGGTCCTGCGGAGGGGACATACCCTCCACGACAGGATTGGTGGCTGCTTCCTGATTACTCATCGTATTCCACTCCTCGTCGCTCCAAGGCTTCCTGGAGCATTTCCGCCATCATAGCAGTATACTCGTTCGGTGTCACCATCTGTAGCAGAACGTGAAGCTCACGGCCAACGAGTCTGCGCCCCTCGTTGAATGCCGTTTCGTTCGCGTGGCCGGTGTATGACTGGTCGAGAAGTCCACAGCCGAAGTTCCCAATTCTCTCGTAGATGAGCCGATACATGAACTTCCGCCCGTGTGGGGTAGACATCACGTGTCGGAGGTCATCTTGGAGAGACTTGGGGAACTGCCGAAGAAACTCCCGCCGATACCGCTTCTCGTCCACTTAGGTCACCCCAGCGCCTCGCAGCGCTTGGAAGAGCTGCGTGAGCGCGTTGTTACCGCTAAGGTCCGACTCGGCGAGCATCTTACCCGCCTTTGCCTGCTCGACGGCAAGGGCCGTCTGCTGCATCTGGAGCTGTTGCTCGGCCCGGATCTGCCGCTCCTGGACGACCTGCTCCTCGGGCTTGAGCATGTCGGGCGGCACACCCACCGCTTCGAAGTACCGACGCAGAGCGGCGTCGCCGTCCACGTTGTCCACGATATCCGGAATCACCGGCTGGATCTGGCCGACGAACGCGAGTCCTCGCTCGATGGAGATAGCACCGATGAGCTTCTGCGCTTGGGTGAGGGTAGAGATGAAGTCCACCTTCATCTCCATCCCCTCAAGCTCCCGCGGCGGCCTGGGAAGAGCGCCGATGCGGTTGAGGATGAAGTAGGTGTTGAGCACCGCAGGCTTTAGGAACTCGTTATGGAGCCGGGTGATCATCGGCCCAAGCTGGAGGAGCTTCTCCTCTTCGCGAGCGGCGATCTCCTTGGCCGTTCGCTCGGTGGTGTCGTTCGAAGTGATGATGGTGAGCCAGAGCCGAGCATAGAGCGCGTCGGCAATTCGGTTCATGTGCTCCTGAATCGACTCACTCACCGCCACGATGCCCTGGGGCGGAATCTCGTGGATGGGGTACGCCTTCTGCCCGGCGCTGTAGGTGTCGAGGAAGGTGATGCCGTTGGGAAGCATCGAGATCGGGCGGTTCATCGCACTCGACGGCCACGCCGTAGGAGGGGCCGTGAGCTTGTCGATTAGCATCGCCTTCCGCCGCTCGTACTGCTGGAGCGCCTTGGCGTCCCCGAGTGCCACCCAGCCCGGACCGATGCCGTAGCTATCCTCGCCGAGAACGTCCCACCGGGGCGCGAGCAACGGGAACTCGTAGTACCCACTCACCCTAAGCGGCGGCTGATCGTCATCGCACTTAAGCTCCAGCCACACCGAACGGTACTGGAAACCCTCCGGCCCTAGGCGGCCGGGGTGGTACATGTCGTTCGGCTCGATGATGTGAAGCACGTCGACTCGCTCATCGTACCGGCCGCTCTGGTATAGCCTCTTCACATGGTGGCTCACCCGGTCAAGGCCAAACGCCTGGACAAGCTGCCACACCGTCATCGAGGTTTCACGGTAGATCGAATCCACTCGGAGGGTCGCGTCGAGGGCCAAGCAGTACCTACCGAGGGGGAACGTGTAGGCCCGGAGCCCGTCCTGCATGTCCTCCTCCATGTACATGCAGGAAGTGCCAAATGCGCAAAGATCTCGGTAGACCGTATGGGCAGCGTTGTACCAGTTCGACCGACCGAGGTACTCCCGCATGATCTCTTCACAATCGCTGAAGTACTTCTGTGCCGGTCGGTACGTGAGAAGACCAGGGTCCACCGGCCCAAGCCGAAACCAGGGTCGCGCAGGAGAAGAAGCGCCCTCCATGATCCCCGCCGTGGTGATGTTCAAAGCATGGATGGCGGAGCCATTGATTAGGTTCGGGTTGTGACGGTGGGCCTTGTTCGTCTCCGTGCCGTGGAAACGGAGGCGATACGGGAGGATGTGATTGGCGATGCTTTGCCAAACCGGCTCAAAGGACGAGCGCTCAAGACGCAGACTCTTGTACCGCGACAGGTAGCGCTGCCTGGGGGTCAGATTCGGCGTCGCCATCAATACTCCCGCAACATGGACTCCATGGAGCTAATTCCTGGAGCGGTGAACGTACTCTTGCGAGTACGACCCATCGCCATCCGCGCCCGTTCGGCCGAGAGGAGGCGACGGAGCATGTCCTGGGGAAGCTCGCGGCTGCGTTCGAGCTGCGCCCGAAGCCTTTCGTTCTCCTTACGCAGTGCGTCGAGATCCGAGTTATCGCTTCCCATGCGTCACACCTCTGGAAACGGATTGTATTCAGTGAACACGCGCTGTGTCAACTCAGCGTTGTTCCTCCACTTCGCTTTCGGAGCCACAGGGTACGCAAACGTAAGTGCCAGCGAGTCAGCAAGGTCGGGAGAAGGAATCCCATCCTTTTTCAACTCCTCCTTGCTTTTGATTTTCATCTTCCCGTTGGACGCGAACTCGTAGGGTACCGAGGTAAGTTCGCGCGCTAGGTCACGGGAATCGGTCGGAAGGCACCCGACGGTCTTCACCCATTCCGCCATCTTCGCCCACATGTACGCGCGGAGGTTGTAGTACCTCTCGTCTGGCGAAGCATGGGACGCATTCACACCGATGACCGGGTACCCAAGCTCACGCAACCGGTCCACGACGGCAGCCCCCACCCCTACCTCGTCCACGAACACCGCGTCAGGCCGATGCTTGTTGATGAGATACACCGCGTACCCCACGGTCTGCATCGTGTCCCAGCCCCGACGGACCTCCTGCTGGTAGCAGATTGGACCTTCACGCACCGTAAACACAGTCCGATCCATTCCGAACCGCGCCACGTCGACACCAAGGACGACGGGCGCATCCGCGTAGGAGTCGGGAGGCGGGTTTCTCCGTTGCGCCACCTCCACGTCGTGGGGGGAGACGAGGGTGTTTTCAGAGGATGGAGGGAACTTCCCAAAGACGTTGACGAGGACCCAAGGGTTATCGGCGCCGTACTTCTCGATCTGCGCCCGGGCCCAGTTCGGGTCGATGCGCTTGGCACGCTTAGGGTCATCCGGGTCCCCTGTGATCTCCTTGACGTACCAAAGATGCCGCTCGGTGGTGACGGCGCGGTAGAGCGGGCCAGACCTGTGGGTGGGGTTTCCCGCCATGAGGATCTTCGTCTCGATGCCGGAGGACAGCGCCGCCTCGGCGGCCACCATCACCGCGTCGGGGATACCGCCCACCTCGTCGAGGACAAAAAGCACGTAGTCCGCGTGGATACCCGCCAGGGTGTTCGCCTGCTGCTCGGCGTTGCCGTCCTTAGGCCAGGTGCGGGCGGAGGCGAACCACGTCTCCGGGTGCTCCTTGAGGAAGATCCGCTCCTTCTGCCACTCGAACGCTTCGGAGAGGAGCTTCGACCTCTTCTGCCACTTCGAAAGCTCCGCCCACAGGCCGTCTTGCAGGTTAGCACCGGTGATGGAGGTACAGACGACCTTCGGGTGGGGCCGGGTGAGGAGGAAGTTCCAAATGAGCATCGCCATCACGGCGGTCTTCCCCGGCCCCTTACAAGCCTGCATGGCGATGCGTTGGTGCTTTGGGAAAGCGTCGCAGACGTCTTTTTGCCAGTCGTCGAGCTCGGTGTCGAAGAGGTCCCGAATCATCTGCGCCGGGTCCTCTCGCCATTTCTGGAGTTGCTTTAGGGCAAGGATGTCGCTCACTCTGGCAACACCTTCTTGTCAGTGAACTCCGCGTCCACGACCTCAACGTCGATGGTCTTCGGCTCGGTGTCGTTCTTCTTCACAGATTTTATACTCTCGATGATGAGTTCCGCAAGGGACTTCCCTTTGCTCGTCACATCCATGCGGTCGATGAACATCGCCTTGCTCTTGGCCAGGGCTTCCGCCGCACGAAGTCGGTGCGTCATGTCCTGGCTCTCGTCGAGAACCGTGCGAGACCAGAACTCTTGGAGTTCGAGGCGGGTCAACACCCTCCGCTTCTTAACCGCCTCCTTGGTGGCTTCCTGAAGCGCCCTCTCCTCCAGTTCTGCCTTCTTCTTGATGGCCTCGCGGATAATATCCGTCTTCAGGAGTTGAACAGCAGACACTTGTGGGTTCGCATACCCAGCGGCAGCTGCGGCCTTGGTACCATTCCCGTTGAACTCTTCCACGAACTTACGCTGCTTCTCCGTAAGCCGCGCCATTATTGGGAGGTCTTCCCAATAGCTACTACCCTTGTTTTTCACCCTGGTCTTGGGAAGATCGTCGCGATTCTTAGGCTTCTTACTCACCGTGCAACCTCCTCGCATTGTCTCGCCCACGTAATAAGACGAAGGAGGTTGTCATTCAAGATGCGGGTCTGCTCTACGTCGAGGCAGACGAGGAACATATCGTCCAAACAGGACGTGTCGCCTAGCGGAATCCAGTGGGGAATCTCGGGAAGCTCAATCGGACTTGGGTCGGGGGTGCGTACCGAACCATGGGTCGTTGAGCAGCTTGTTAGCGAGATCCCGAATAGCGCTAGGGTCGTCGCAAGCGCGGATAGCTTCCAGATGTCTTTGAGCCTCCTCACGAAGTATCCTCACGAGGTTTGTGGCGAGCTCTAGGTCCTGAGAGAGAACCGAACTCCGGTTCTTCTCCGCTCGAAGCTCGGCTTCAAGCGTGGCGTTCACCGCCATCACGGCACGGAGACGTACCTCCTGCACGACGAACGCCACGACACCTGCGAGGGCGACGATAATGAGGGCTGCGGTCACCGGTCCTCGAAGGGGAGTTCAAGCTGGTCCGGGTTCAGCTTCTCGTTCTCGGTGGCGACGCCTCCCGTCTTCGCCGCCTTCGTGGAGGAGTGCATCCCCACGGCGGTGAACGCAGACGCGAGGGCCTGGGCGGCGAGCTGGAGGAGGGAGGTCTCACCTTCGAGTGCAGCCGTCACGGCGGTTCCCACGGCGGCGAAGATGCCGACGAGGGTGAGGGCACCTCGGCGGGTGGCGAGCCAGGGAATCCACTCGGTGAGCTGCTTCCGAGCGAGGTTCACGAGGAACACGGTCGCTGCGGCGACTGTCAGGATTGGTCCGACTGCGCCGGGGAGATTCCAGAGCCGACCGAGAACCTCGAAGAAGGTGGTGGGGTCGAAGATGTCCACGTTCCACACTCCTTGTGAAGTTCATTTAATACATTGCCTTCCGAACCAGCTCCATGTCAAGCCCATGTGGTCATTTGAGCAAGACCTCCTCCACGTAGTCGAGGCGCTTCTCGGCCACGGCGAGGCGTTTGTCCTGATTCGCCAGGAGATCCGAGTGCTTGTCCTGGATTTTGATGAGGCGGTTCGTGAAGTAGGCCACCATCCCGAGGAGGATGATGTTCCACTCACGGATGATGTCGAGAATCTCGCTCAAAGCTCATACCTCCACACCCCTCCCCGAAGTCGTTCATCGTCGACCCTTCCGGCACACGCCCAGCTCGTATTCATCCTGCTGTTCGAACACAAATCCGATGCACGGCTCAAGTTCCTGGTCGCGCTCAGCAAGTTGGTCGCGGAGCTCCTGCACCTCGGAGCGAAGGTCGGCGAGTTCGCGACGGAGGCGGAGAACCAGCGCGCCTCCAAGCACCACGTCAACGAATACGAAAAGAAGCAGGGATATCATAGTACTGTCCCTCCACTGCCTCAGGCAGGCACCCAGGCCCTCCCGTTCGAATAGATGAGCTGGAGCCTCTGCTCGCCGGTGGCGGGTCTACGAAGGCCCAGGTGGACGTGGGAATTATAGAGGATCGCCTGGTCCCACGCGAGCACCTGGCCCGCCTCGTACAGTAGACGCATGATCTGCTCCGGCGTGCCTCGGACAGGCACCACGTCGGCGGCCCAGCCGGACATGTGGGCAGACGTGGAGCTCCCGCCCACGGCCACATTCACCTTCGGCCGCCGGTAGCCGGAGGTGACGCGCAGCGGGCCCACACTCGCCCGGACTGGCTCTAGCAGTTCGACACAGAGCTCGCGCAGGCGCTCGACGACCGCGGGCGTCGGCACCTGGTAGAGTCCCTGCGTCTGCGCGGTGTCCGAGCGCAGCAGCTCCGACAGACGGAAGTGGGGCGAGAGCTGGACATCCTCGACGGCGCCGAGCCCCTCGCAGTACTCACACACCTGCCGCCCCCAGCACGCGGGGCAGAGCATCATCCTACGGTCCATTACTCACCTCCCGGTACCTCTCCGCCCGCGCCTCCGCATAGCCGATGGGGGTGCCGTAGGGGATGTGCTCCCCTGCCCCGGCCAGGCGGCATCCTGGGGTGCAGCACACGCCCCTATACGGCTCGCGCGCAGGCAGCGTGATCGCCTCCTCGCCCTCTCCGATGGTCGTCTCGACGCGCTCGACGTGGCCCGCGACGCAGTGGGGGTAGCGGGAGGAGATGTCCACCAGCTCGATGGGATGCTCGCCGCACTCGGTGGGGCGCCGCTCCGGCTCCACCTCGTAGAGCCAGGGGGGTGAGACATTCTCGTCGAGGAGGGAGCCGTGGATGCGGGCCAGCACCGCCACAGGCTCACCATCACATGCCGGAGCCGGGGCGCCGGGGAGGGTCTGCGCGACCTGGCATGCCAAATACAACACGGTCAGATAGCAGGTCATTCGAAACTCCTTACGCGGAGGGAGCGGATGGAGCCGTTGAGATAGTTACGGGCGCCGCCGTGGTACCTACCCAGCAGAGCCACTCCAGACTGGTATGGATATGACCAGGCGGGCCAGTTGCTCTCCGCTGCCACCAGGACACCATTGACGTACATGCGCGCGTCCCCGCCCACGCGCTCTAGTCGAACGCGATACCAAGTTCCGAGCGTAATCGTTGGGCCCTCCATGACCCGGGTGTTCTGCCGATGTCTGAGGCGGCCGGTCTCTCTCGCGTAGTGGATGTTGAATCCCACGGTATCGCTGCTTCGACCATCGACAATGAAGGAGAATTCTTGCGGCGCCTCGTCAATTCGGAACTCAATCTCAATCGAGCCATGCGTCGTCGGCCATCCCGCAGTCGAGATCTCCGAAACCTCGCCGCCACACGTCACCGGGGCCTCACCGCCCCAGCACGGACGGCCGGGGGTGGATGTCTTGGTGCGCCAAGCGGCCATAATGTCAATGCAGTCGATGCGGTCGGCGGANGAGGGCCGTGGGTACACGATGAGTTGCTGCCTCACCCCCGCTTCACCCTCTCCGGTAAAGCTCATTTGCGCCCACGAGCC